ATTGCTTGAAGTTTTCTTTGATTCGTAGCGGGAATTTATAAAGCCCCCCCCCTACGGTGGTAGTTAGCCGTTGTCAATGGCAGCAATGTCCTCTAGGACAGGATGGTCCAGGAGCCAGCCAGTGGAAGGCATCAGTTTTATCGATGCTTCCACGGCCAACACAGACTCCTGGGTTACACCATACAGTGTTTCCATCATGTCCCACGTGCGGTCGCACACCTCGTGGCCGGTTGCGGCGTGGATCTGCTCAAACCGCGATTTCTCACTCGCCCACGTCGACAGTGGTTTGTCGTCGGCGTCGGCGGTGAGTTCCAGCAGTCGAGCGACCACAGCGCGCAATATGGGCACAAAGCTCACGTCATACTGGATGGACTTGCATACAGCACGTAGCCAGGTGACGTGGTCGCGCTCTGGAATCTCGGACTTGACGTAGAACGTCTTGGCGAGCACGCGACCTATCTTTGGTCCTAGGCAGTACGTCTCGACTGACCCGATATCAATTGGCCAGAATCGAGCTGAACAGAACTCAGCTGCATAGGTAGGTTTGACGGATATGGCAGTGCCTATAAATCCATGGTCCTCCCACCATTTGGCGTAATCGTCGGCGCTGTGTTCCCACATCTCTTTGGAGAACACCTTGACGCCGTCATCGCCAAGCACGATCGTGCGCATGTTGCGCTGAGTACGAAGCTTTGTCTTGAGGACGTTGATTTGCTCATCAACAGACAGCTGTGAATCTGCACTTGAGGCCTTGGCCTCTTCTTGAGTGCAGATGTAATTGATCAGGAACGCAAGGTCAACACCACCATGAATCATGCAGTTGCCAGCAGACGTATCCCCGTCTCCTGACTGCACTTGTCCTGTTGTGGTGTATCTTGTGCCCTTGCGAAACCTTCCGCCCAGATGCATTGTACCACGTATCTTCAACACATTGGACGGTGCGCCAAGCATGCCATAGGCAGAACATAAGAACGACTTGGCTGCAGGACATACCTGCGCATCCCAGCGAGGCACATCACTGTCGATGATCACGGGGTCCTGCACTGTTTGCAGTGCATCGTAAAACCACGCTCCAACCTCCTCGGCCGAAACGCTCGATGCAACTGATATTACGGTGTCAGACTTAGGATGCCAAGCAGAGGACAACTGTTTGCCGAAGCTCCACATCCATGGCCCCATGGCCACTTTGAAGTTAACTGATCGTCCCTGTATCACTCGTGGGTCGCCCATGGTCTTTGTGACATCCAATATTTTGTCGATGTGCACAGGCTTCCACTCACGCTTAATGAAAGCCTCTACCAGGGCATCCTTGCGGACTAACCCACATTCCTTGATGTGCTCCCTGGCACGGCGCATTTCAGCCCGTGAGTGCTCAGGGTATTTTGACAACCACATCTCGGTTGAAGCAGCAGGCAGCCAATACTCATTGTGTTCTATGGTATCGCCATACTCCTGTGCTAGAGCGAAATTTGGAACGGAACTCAGCCGTATTGCGTTCTTGCCCACGGCCATGAGTCGCGCTGGCTTCGCCTTAGCGATAGCATCGATGCACTGCTCATGGCCAATGACATTAACCAACCATATAGTCTTAGACCATGCTGACTCTCTTGCTAGCTGGAGTGGTAAGGAGTCCCAATTGACAGGACGGCACAACCTAGCAACAGCGGCTTGCGCTTCGTTGCACGTGCACGACCTGTACATGATAGGCCTCCATTGCACCAGCCCGAATCCCATTAGCTTCCCCACAACGCGTTCAACACACGAGTAGTCGAGCTCGGATACTGTCACGTCAGCATAAGCCTGGTTGCGTCTAGGCAGGCTTGGATCGACAATGTGGCACTCGGCTTTATTCTCATGGCAGCAAGTGTCCTTGATTGGTGCGCATTCAACAGCGCGCAATGCGCTAATCGCACCAGCACTTTGTTGTGACTTAAGTGCTGCGATGTTGTAAGCGGAGTGTAATATCATGCCGGGTCCAAGCGGTAACGACGCAGCCATACCGTGCATAAGCACAGTAGGCAAATGCCAATGGTCGCTCTTATGGATGGCTCGCTTGTAGGCCATCTCTGCGACTCCAAACATCAGGCCGCCAATAACTGGCCTTACTCCTGAATGCTCGATTAGCTTTGCCTTAACCAATTCTTCTCCCACGGGTGAGACGACACATGAGCCGATCACGCTCTTGATGCCAAGCAGATTTCCAGCCGCGACCTGGCCCAGCTTTAGCGAGTTCACCACGCTCGCTCCAGCCAGTCCGGATATGCAATTTGCCAGAGTTGTCACGTCAGTGCGTAACTGATTCAGTTCGAACTGCATTCTGCCTGGGTCCCATCTGATGGACTCCTGTTCCCATGACCTTCCAGTGGCAGCCCACCATGCGCAATTAAACATCTTCTTTGCGCCAGCGACTGCCACATTAGCCATTCTTGTCCAGGTATCAGTGTTCATGAGATCAAACCGCCACACGCCCCATGCAACTGCACCTATGCTGACCATCAGCATTGACCCGGTGCTCCACGGTTGTCCTGGGCCGCATACGCGGCGATAACTCGAGCGTGCGGCACGTCTCCATGATTCTAGGTCCTCGTTTGACAGGTTTATAAGTCCGTATGTCCACCTGGCTACCCAACTTGGGGTCCTTGTCCAGTTCACTGCGGCGTTTGCTTCGTCGATCGCGCCCATGTCCGAACCGAACATCTGCCTTGCCCGTTCTGCATCCTTCGCCATGTCGACCTTGTAAGCGAGACATGCCATTGTGTGGATAGCACCCACATCCATACTCTCTCTGTATGGTGATTCACTCACATCTCTCTTGACCTTCCTTATGAGCGCCTGGAACCCGTCCTTTGTGCGCTCCTTGCCAGCTGCCCAAATTCTGGCATTGGAGTACACCTCTCTGGGTATCAATATGCGCTGCGCGTCTTTTGTAGTGAGTGCGAAAAAATCGTTGTACATGTCTGCGCCGGTTATGTCGCACAAGCTGCTTAGATCTGTCATGGAATCATTGTCCACATCGAATAGCGCTGTCCTGATTTCGCTCAGGTACGTGTCACACACGTCAAGTGACCGCGATGGTTGCACTTTGCGGCATACAGGCTGAATGAGGTACAATGTGCTCACGGGTGAAACAACCAGCGTCGTCCACCCTATCTTGTTGCCATACATGTCCTCATAAACATCTGTTCCATGCAGCCAATCCATTGCATCGTGTTTGTAAGAGTGCGATTCACCACTAACTTGGAATTCCACCACTGACTTCGCTCCCTCCGTAGATCGTGCCCATTTGGCTTCCACATCCCCAGCGGGATTCTTCACGATCCCTCTAGCTTCTCCAGGTGACCCAAACCTGTGTACGTATGCTAGCATCTGTCGCGGGGCGCCTCTTTTGGGCGAGTGGAACATCTCGACGATCGTTGCGGGGTGTATATAATACAGTGAGTGTACTGACACATATGTTGTGGTATCAAACCTACATGTGCACTCTTCAGCTACATGCTGACAATATGTCGATGCATTGTTTGGTGGCCGTAGGATTGCATTGCCCTTGAATGACCAGGCTTCAACGCCCAGCTTTGTCTTCTCCTCAAGGTTCACGTGCTCTGTTTGCACTGCTTGCAACCATCTTTGTTGGTCACCGACAGCAAATATCGGTGAACATCCATGCCAGCCGGGTGCCATCTTGCCAAACCGTGGCCCTATTTCTGTGACGTGCCCAGTGCCACGTGTCTTCTTAAGCCATTGGTATATGGTATGGTACCCATAATCTCGATCTAAAGCTAGCAGCGGATGCTTTGACGGGCTGTCCCCAGAACGTATCGTCACGTCTGGGTAATTCTTGTGCAGAAATTCGCCGAATGTCTTGTCGTCGAATGCCCTAAAGGATTGTAGAATTGGTTTTGTGCTACCAGCACGAGCTGGTTGACTTGGTTGGTTTTGGCTATTGGTGCCCTTGCCTTTGCCTTTCGGCCCGGCATTAGCACCTCTCGCATTGCCCCCTTTGCCTTTCGGCTGGGGTCTGCTCTTGCCTCCCTTGCCTGCGGGTGGCATGCCCACACTTTCCCGGTGGGATAGACAGAGGTCGCAACTTGTCGGGGGAAAACCGCGATGGATCCGAAGATCCAGA